TAATTAGATACTATGGAAAGTATATTCCAGAAAATATTAAATAGAGATGGAATAAAACAACAAATTGTTGATTTTTTAAAATATTTCGATGAAAATAAAAATAATATACTTACCAAACGTTGTATTTATTTACATGGTCCTACTGGATCAGGTAAAACAAAATTTATTATGGATATTTTAAAAGAGTTAATTTACGATGTTATTAATTATGATGCTTGTGATTCTAGAACAAAAGACATTATTGATAATATTAGTACATATCATTCATCCGATACAAATGTAATTAGTTTATTTACAAAAAAGAAAACAAAAATAGCCATTGTTATGGATGATATTGAATGCATGAACAATGGAGATAAAGGTGGTATTAATACATTAATTAAACTGATTCGTCCTAAAAAAACAAAACGACAAAAATTAGAAGGAACTACACATATACCTATTATTTGTATTGGAAATAATTACATGGATAAAAAGGTAAAAGAACTCATGAAATGTTGTACAGTGATTGAATTAAAATCGCCAACCAATATTCAAATTAAACAAATATTACAATATTTGATACCTGGTAAACCAGAATATAGTGTTTATGTAGATCGAGATTTAAAGAAAATTATTCAATTATACACCATAGTACATAATAATAAAATAAATCCGTTATATTTGCCTTATTTATTTGAACCAAAACCGATTAATGAAGATTCAAAACAAATTACAAAACGAATTATGAATACTTCTATGAAATTAAAGGACCATTCTATCATGAATGATGCAGACAGAACTATAGTCAGTTTGTTATGGCATGAAAATATTATTGATTTATTTGAAAAAATGAATATTTCAGATGTTATACCATTATATATACAAATCTTGGAACTGATTTGTTTTTCAGATTATATCGATAGAATAACATTTCAAAAGCAAATATGGATGTTTAATGAAATGAGCTCAATATTAAAAACATTTTATACAAATTATTTATTTCAAAAAGAGAACACAAATCATCACAAAATTTCTGATATACGTTTTACAAAAGTACTTACTAAATATTCAACGGAATATAACAATATTGGATTTATTCAGCGTATTTGTAAAGAATTAAATATGGACAAAAAGGACATGTTTTCCTATATGCAGCAATTAAGAAAAATAGATAATGTAAACAGTATGATGCAACAAATAGATCATACAGATATTACACTATTAGATATTCAGCGTATTTTTAGGTTTATGGATAAAAATATTTAACATGTATATGGATGATGGCACTCGTATAATGTATATAGCCATATTAGCAGGAGCATGTTTTTTAGCAGGAAATGGATGGATATCTGTTACAGATCTTAATGCAGAAATTGAACAAATTACACAAAACGGTGGTTGTAAACGAAAATCACGGAGAAAAAAACGAAACTAATAGTATGAAAACACAAATTGCTGTTATTTCAGCTATAATAGGTAGTTTAATTGTTGGAAGAGGTGTATGGCAATACGTATATCCTCCATCAGCAAATCAATTAAATAGACAAAGACAAACTCAAATACAAACTCAAAGAACCAATCATCTGACACAAGAACAATTACAAAGACATACACGAATCCAGCAATATTTACAAGAAACACGTAGACAACAAGAAAGACGTTTAACACAAAGATTAAGACAATATAATTCTAGATAATATCTATTATTTATATGAATAACAATATTTTAATTGCTGTTATTGGCGTACTTGTTGGTGGTTCTGCACTTTATGTAGGATATACATATAAACGACCTATTACTAATTCCAGAATATTTGATGGCAGTTTGTCTAATAAATTATCCAGTAGAGAATTATTAGATGATATTGGTGTATCAAGACATAGTGGCGGTACACATAGAAAATCAAATCATAAATCAAATCATAAATCACATCATAAATCAAATCGTAAAAAAATAAAATAAATCAGTATAGTATGGAGGCGGGTGCAGTGTACGGGGAAGGAATGAAAGGAAAGGTGATGGATTACGGAACATTAACAGAAGATCTGGAATCATTAGAACATATCAAATTAGAAAATGTAACCAAGGTGATTGTATATATTTTGGAAAAAGACGATATTATAGAGTATGTAAAAGGTCCTGAAATTATAGATGAAATAATACATTTGGATAAAAATCAAAACCATGTTGTAAAAGAATTCACTATTCCCAATTTTGCAACACGCACATTTGGTCATTCTAAAAAAACATATATGATGCGAGAAATTAATGGATTTAAACACATTTTGCCAGTTGTAAAAAAATATGGTATTATAGGTATCCCTTATAAAAATAATACATTGATTGGATTTGAAATTGTTATGAAAAACAAAGGATTGTTGTTTGATAGATCTAATTCCAGATGTTTTGTAGTAAATATAAAATGTCACCAAACAATGTCGGAATTGATTGTAAATAAATTTACAGAACAAGAATTTATTAAATTTGTAGACAATATTTTATCAACTTTGGTAGATATACAAAAATTAGATGTTGCTCATGGTGATATCAAACTGGACAACATTATGAAATGTAGCGATAAATATGAATTAATTGATTGGGAAAATAATCGGCTTTTGGAATATAAATTTTTGATTAAAAATAGATATTTAGGTTTATCACCTATTTATTTTAAAATATTGTACGGAACTGCTTGGTATCCTGCATTTAAAGTTGCATTATTAAAATACTACACAGAAACTGGAGGATATGATACTGCAATTTCAAGTGAATATGCAAATAATATAATAGAACATTACAAGGAATGGTTCGATAAATATACGATTGAAGAAACATTTGAACAAGTTAAATATTCATTAGATTTGTGTCCATTAGGTATGATTTTATATGGAATTTTACAACGTAATAAAAATATCAATACCCTACACAAAGAATTTATTATGAATTTGTATAAAATGAAAAATGCTTCTGTTGCATTAAAAGAATTTAGAAAATACAATCATATTCGGAAATCAAAACATAAAATACACAAGAATAACAAAACACGAAAAAAATAATTGTTATGTTTTGTAGTTAATATAACAATTATATATCAGCCAATGTTAATCCTTGTTTCAACAAATGACAAATTCGGGAAGGATGCATAGAAACTGATAACAGTTCATCGCGAAGATATTCCATTCTTTGTTTAGCCATTTTTGGGTAATTATATTCAAAAATTCCTGGATTCACTGAAATCCAATAACCAACAATTTTATCTGGATTTTCTTTTAAAATTTCAATTGCAGCCGGATTCATATTTACATATTGCCAACTGACTTTATCTAAATTCTTACGCATATGTTCTATTGCTAATGGATGCGTATTTTTTGAAAATGTATGCCAATCTATTTTTTCAGGATTTATCAATAATGTATGTATTACTGCCGGATTTTCAGATAACGATTTCCAGCTAATTTTGTGTAAATATTTATCTATTAATTTGAATGCAGACGGATTTGTACCAATTGTATTCCATATAACATCGGTTACTTCTTCAGATGTTTCAATATAATATTCAATAAGATCGATTGCCAACGGGTTTGTATTTTTACATAAATTGTATAAATTGTGTTTCATATGATGTGATTTTACTAAATGTAGTGCATTCGGATTTTCAAGTAATTGTTCTTGAACCCATGGGCTATTTATATAGGGACATTCTTCTATCAAAGGAATAATCGCCGGATTTTTATTTTTAAACCAGGTTCCTTTTTTTATTAGGGTCGGGTCTTGATAAAGATATCTTACTGCACTCGGATTACAAGACAATAGATACCAAGATTTAGTAATACCATTTTCCTCCATATATTCCATAGCGTTAGGGTTAAAATGAAGCATTTGGTTTGACAAAATATTAGGCGAGATCCATGGTACCAACTTCATCTTTTGTTATACTATTTAGTAACAAATTGAATTCAATTTTTAAAATTGAACTCGATCAATTATTTATTTCATTTACAAATAAAATGAATGACGATGTTATCAGTGTTATTAAATCTTATGCAGGAATTACATCACTTGATATAGCAACTGCTTATTGGAAATGGTATCCAGAATTAAAAACAATGAAAAATACACATTTCAAAATAAAACAAATTTATTTATTAATACAATTTATTAACATGTTATATAAGCAGTGTAATGTAGATTCATGTACTATTTTACAAGAGAAAGAATATATAAAAAAGGCCATGTATAATAATTATATTTTAGTTAATATAGATGAATTTTCATTGGCTATTGCATTTCATGTATGTGGTTATCAATTAGATGTATATCAACATTATAAAAATCCATTACAATGTCGTGTTTTAAATTGTAGTAAAAATGATAATGTAATTTTAAAAAAATATAGATAATAAAATTATTTAGACAAATTTTTATTTTCAATATAATCTGCAGTAGTATTTTTAAACTAATTTAAAAAAATAATAACAAGTATAAAATGCCGAATGATTGTTGGAATACGATTACTATTACATGTTATACTGTTGAAGAAATGAACAATTTTGTTTCAAATGAATTACAAAGTCAAGAAAAAAAGTATCATCCAAATATAGTTATCATGAAAAAAAAAGAAAAGGGTATTAAATTTTCACAAACAACAGCTTGGAATCCTGACTATAAATGGTTGGAAAGTTTAGTAGCTAAATATCCTGGTGCTTGGATTAAAAATGAATGGTACGAGGAAGGTGGATTTGCAGGTGTTTGGGTAGGATCTGTAAAAGGTACTAAATTTATGGAATGGGAAGATTTGTGTATTGATGCAAAATATGAGATATTTGATAAATAAATTTATTCATTTAATTTCTCCAGAATTTTATGCAGTAACGTTTTGATCAATACCAACTCATGTTGTACATCGACAGGATCAAAAATATTGTAAAGAGGTACATCTTTTGTTTGTTGTATTGTATTCACACGTTCTTCAAAAAATGTTTCTCTACTGGTTTTTGATTCTGTATCTATAGTTTGCATACTATTGATTGCAGGAACAAATAAACCCAAAAATACTTTATTTTTTTCAGTTAGTGTATTATCTACTTTATCTGCAATTTGAATATTTTGTTCAAACACTTTCATAATTTCTTCTTTATTTAAACCGGGTCTAAATAAATTCATTTCACAAACAAGATCCCATAACATTCGTTTATTTTCATTTGTATTCATATACACTATTAGAAGATAGATCTTTATTACGAATTAAAATATTTTTTTCTTAATTTTTCCATTGCTTTATCTGGAAATCGTTGTTTACCATTAAAGAAATTATAATTACGAGTAGTTAACATAGTGACAAGGAAAAATAATGTATACATTCCACATTCTGTATTTTCAAATTGATGTTCCGAAGGATAATTTTGAAAGAATTTGAATTTTGAATTTTGGCCTTGAATTTGATCAACTAAATGTTGAATATTTTCATGAATTTTTTCACCAGTAGAATCAAAATAATAAACTGTTTTTTTGGGCATATTAACAAAAAGAGAAACCCAATGGGTTCCAGAACCATTATGCGTGTCTAAATTAAACACAATACCAATATATTTGTGTTTGGTATTATTTACATTGAATGCACATAATTCTGGCCAAACACATTTCCCATATTCTTTGAAATAATAATCAGACGGCGATGGACCAATATATTTAAATTCAGGGTAAGCTTTTTCATATTGACGCAATACTGCAGTAATGTCTGTACTGGATAACCATTCGTTTTTATTATTTTTCCAACTGTCTGGACATTTGGGAGCAAACACATCTTTTACAGGTACGTCTAATTCTTTTGCCCAGCAAGATTCTGTATTACAATTTTGAATATTTTTATCTAATTCCTGCCAAATCTTTACAGGATTGGATGATTTTATTTTCTCGCGACGTGTCATGTTATATTTGCGTTTTAATGCAGTAAGCTGTTTACTTGAATAACACGAATACCGTTTATTCTTTTTAGTAAGAGGAGAACATACTTCAGGGTTTACCATGTATTAAAAACATATTTTTTTGTTTTTTCTTAATAAGAATATCTATTTTTTTAGGAACAAAAATAAACTGATCTCCATTAATCGGCTCAATTTCTGAATCTTTTTCTTTTTCTTTATCCTTTTCTAATTCCTGTTTTTTTAGAAACCGAATACAATCAGACACATACATTTGAAACGAATCAACATGAACTGTATTTTTTTCAAACATTGCAATAGTTAAATCTATAATACGTTGTTTATAACTTTCATCAAATTCTTGTATAGGACGCAGTGTAGTACTTCTCTTCGGATTGAATAAATAAGTAATGGTTGGATCCATATTACTTATTTATATTATTGATTTATATTTCAAACTTCTCATGAAAGGGATTTGAACCCTTGGCCTACGGATTTACAGTCCGTCGCTCTACCATCTGAGCTATCACGAGTGATGTCCAAAAAAGGAGTTGAACCTTCTATCGCTAAATTACCTTGATGCGATTTACCGAATTGGACATGATTAAATTATACTTTATTTCTTTAAATTACTTAATTTAATATAATAACGTGCTTAAATAAGTTGCTACACCAACTATCAATGAACGAAGAATTAAAGATTGGTCGTCGTCGCGTATACCCATTTTCTTAACGTATTTAAAAACAGGGGAAGATGCAAAAATAACGAAAAGAATCATGTTTATTAAAGTGCCTACAATTCTATAATCCATAAATATACAATATATTTTTCCTAAATTGGAATTGAAAATTCTGTACACCAATGAATCCATTTTTCTTTAGAATCATCATTATATTGTAAATGTTCAAATTGTATTTGCCCATACATTGCGTTCAATTCATTTATTTTCGTTATAAAATAATAAGGTATGACTAATTTATCATAATTGTCTATTTGAACTATTTTTTTAAATTGTGTACATACAATATATTTTACCAAACTACTATTACTAATTGCTCTCGGTTTACAAATGTGTACATTATCATAACAAGCACATAATAAATAGATCAATTGTATAGTAGAATGTTGTGTTGTATCTGTAATGCGAAGAAAACACATTCCGCCTGAAATTTGATGATTCAAAACGTATAATACTTGTTCTTTAAAATCATCAATATCTCCTATAATTAACTGTGTCGACTTTACACGTAATTTAAAGGATATATTTTTTTTGATCCACTCAAAAGCTTCTATACAAGCGCTACTACCAACACAAGTAATTTCTGTAGTATCTGGAATACGATTTGTATGTAATAATTCTAACATAACAAAAAAAGAATCAGATTTAGGTTTATATTTACTTAATGTTATAATTTTATCCTCTACTTCTGCAGTTGTCTGAAATGTAGTTAAATAATATTGTAATGAATTACATGGAGTAAAATAAGGACTAACACCTTCTTTATATGATATATTTACTTTGGGTAATGCATAAATCATATAATAGTTATACGAAAAACATATTTAACTAATTTACAATTACTTTAAAATGTTTTTTATTTTCCGTGTCATATACCTTTGTTACACGAAAGGGTATATTTTTCCGTTTTTGAAAAATATAGTAACGATTCAAAAAGGATATGGCTTCTTGATTTGGATCACCTGACATATTTTTATATTTACTATCTAACGATTTAAATAGACCACTACCATCAGGAAATTCTTTGATATGTGTTGCTAATTCAAACCCATGTTTGGACATTAGTTGTATAAAATAATCCGAAAAGACTAAAAATTCTTTTAGAAATTTGTCTTTATTTAACGTTTCTTGTTTCACACCAATAGACAAGTTAATGAATTTGGTAGGGTCTCGTGCATTCACTTCTGAATTTTCATATTGTTTTTGTATATTTGAAAAGGGAGTTATTGATTTGTCTATAGTAGTAGATAATTTAAATGTACCATTATCATCATGTGCAGTAGACATTGCTTCACCCTTTTTGATATTTTTGAGTAATTCTACGATACTATCTCCGTCAAAACAAGTTGCACAGAAATAACCGCCTAATTGAATACAATCCATTAAATTATAAACAAATTTTGTTACAGATTCTTCAGAATCAAACATATAATGTAATGCGAATTGTATACTTCCAATATCAAACCCGTTACTACACAATCCATAAGGTATTTTGGATTGTTCCGACAACATTGGTGGATATGTTGTTTCCATCCCAAACAAATATTGTACGATTTTGTTTTCATAATCATGTTTTATTGCTTCTCCATTTTTAATCATTAAACTACTACTTCCTTCTACAAATAACATAGGTGTTCCTTCTTGTTGTCTATTCTTAACCTTGTCCATTTTTCTACGAACTACACGAAGAAATGCTCCATCTGTTTCGTTATGTAAATTATCATTATTAATATCAATACCAAGTACAAATGCACATTTTGCTTCATCCCATTTTTGAATATCTCCACCCTTACCCGAAGCAAAATCAATCAACATTGGATTTCTTCTATGTTTTGTTTTAACTTGTTCTGCAATTTTACCGATTAACATTCGTTTCACGTCATTGTGAAAATCTCTTATCAGTTTGTTCTTATTTTTATCTTCTTTTTCTTTCAATGTATAATATTCACTATTTAACTGATTAGGTCGAAGTGAATCTTCTTTTTCTTTATCTACACTTTCGGGTAAAACTAACATATCATATGTTACTGGATTGTGTATACTTATCCAATTCTTTACTGCAGTAGTATATGCATTTGGATCTGTTTTATCCCATCGAACGCGTATTGGCGCCCATCTCCATCCCTTTTCTTTTACCATATCATATTTAAACTCTACAATTGATCCGTTTTCAATGACTTCTACTGGATGTCCTTCACTAATTGTACAGATATTTCCTTCTTCATTTGTGTAACAATTACATATGTATGCAGAAACGTCATAGGGTCGTCCTCCTATAAATGGTATACGCTTTTTACCATTCGAATTAATATCAAAATTTTGATAAACAGATACGGAAGGACAAACAGTATAATCGGATACAAGTCGGTTTGCATATGCACTATAAGAGGACTTCAATGTAATTGTTTTGTATTCTCTACCTGTTATTGTTTTTTTAATCTTATCATCAATATCTACGTAAAAATCAATTGTATTTTCTTCAGGTGGTTTCCATTTAAAATTTAAATCCCACGTAGTTCTTCTATTTAAAATAGGTGTATCTGGTTTATTTTGTCCAACTCCATAATGAACCGGTGTTAAAATGAGACCGTCTTTGTGATATGGTGTTGGAGTTTCATATAATAGCCTACAATTTCCTGCAGAGTATGGTAAAAACCGTTTGTATTGTACTCCGTATTTTTGATCGAGTAAATTAATATTCAAGAATACTGTATTTACAACTCGCATCAAAACTTCTCGACGTGTTGTCAAATTATATTTTCGTATATCGTTTGTATCAATACCTAAATTGGTTTTATTTTGTTCTGTCATTGGTTCAATGTCCAAATAATAAATATCAAATGCATAAAAAGTGTTATGAAAATTATTTTTAGAATCTTTAAATACATGTTCGCCATCTAATATCATTGGACCTTTTGGTAACCCTTTTTGATCTTGTAATTTACAATTCATATTTTCAACTCTACCTGAAGTTGGAATAAGATATAATTTGGACGTTTTTGAAATAAATAATAATTTACGTTCTCCATCGGCCTTATCTGTTACCATAAAATCATTTTCATTCAATATAGGAATATTTTCTTTTTGTAATGTAACTGTATTTGGTCCTATAAAATTCAAATCTTTACTTTTTTCTCCAGACGGAAAAAGTTGTTTGTATTCTTCTTGTACATCTGTAATTTCTTTATATGAAATAGGAAAATTTGTTCTCTGTAGACCTTTTAGTACACTTGTCATAACAAATGATATTTCCGGTTTTATTTCTTTTTCCAACAACTTTTTATCAAGTAATTCTATAATTTCTGCTTCTATTTCATATTGGGGTGTCATATTAAATACCTGGGTCATTGTTTTTGTCGGACTATCTCTTAACATTTTTACAATACTACAATCTACAACTACATGGGGATGATCCGGATGATACAATTGTAATCGTTTCATAAATCGAAACGTATTTTTTTCGGTTATAGTTTCAACTGTTGGTTTTACCGTTTCTGAATTTAATGAAAATTGTACATTATATAAAGGGTGTGTAAACGGTTCAACTACCTGTTGTTTTTCAACATATTTCATATTTTCTATGGTTGGATTATTACAATATTTTTTAATATTATCAATACCATCTATTTCAGATCGAATATTTTTACCAACTGATATACGTAATAACGATACACGTTCTTTAATTTTAAATCCACACATTAATAACCATTCTATTACATTATTATAATCACTTCTGGTGATTCTGTCAGGAAAATAATGTTTAAACCGTAACTCAAATTCGTATTTAACCGAATCTGTATTTTTATTTTTAAGATACGATTCTAATATTTTATCCATTATATGCTATATACATATAATATTATTTAATCAATTTTAAAAAAGGATATTTGATTGAATATCACTATATATTTGTTTTTTTGTTTTTGAAATAGGAATGTTTAATTTTGCTGCAATATCTTGAAGATCTTTCAATTTGTAATGCGATAATGCATATAATGGATGAGTTGCATGATAATATTCCAAATATTCTTGCCCTTCCCATGGAATAATTTCATTATTATCTATAATATGAGTTGGCGGGTAAGTTCCAATAGGATAAACACACTTATCTAACACCCATACATTACATTTTTTCCATTTACATAATTGTACAAACGTATTCAATGTAATAGTGTTGGATTCAATATCTTGAACAATAGATCGTGGTGCATTCGCCAAAATATCTATTTTTGTAATAGATGTAAGATTCATGAAACAATCTAAATATTTGTCGCGTAATTTATAATTTTCAAAATTTATTTTATTTAAAACAAATTTTGATATCTTCATACTTTATTAAAGAACATATCTTTAAGTTCGTCCTTTTCCTGTTCTGTTTTATTAATTTGTGATTCTTGTAGGTTGACATAATCAATATAATTTTGAAGTTTATTTGTAATTTCTGGAGATAGATTGGATAAATTAATAAAAATACCGTTTTGATTTTCATTGTGTGTGCATTCATATTGTTTGATTAATAATTTTCCGATTTCAATCTGATAATTTTTGGGCATCATTTCAATTCTATCCTTCATAACATGTAAATTCATAATACCAATAACTTTTATTTTTTAACTCTTTTTAAAAATTGATATTACTTTTGTAGATACTTCTAATGTAAAATGGAACGTCGTATTTTAGATAAGATTTCATTGCAAAATGATACGTTTATGAAACAATTAGTTACCGAAATAAATAAGGTAAAACAAGAAGAAACGGATGTAGATCATTTGCTACACTGGGTTCAATCGATGAAACTGGTTGATATATCAAAATCTGATTTTAGTAAACGCAAACGAGCAAAGAATTGTGTTCCACATGATTCGCGTTGCGAAGCACGTTGTGCAAAAGGAAGTGGACATGAAGGAGAACAATGTACGCGTCGTAAAAAAAATGGACATTTATATTGCGGAACACATACCAAAGGTATTCCACATGGAATCATGAAACAGGCTGAACCTGTTTTCAAAGAAAAAACAATTTGGGCAGAAGAATATAGAGGGATTATGTACTACATAGATGAAAATAATGTATACAACACAGAAGATATTAAGAAAAATAAAGTAAATCCAGAAATTATTGGATCATGTAAAAAGGTAGGAAATTCTTATGTTATCCAGTTAAAATAGATATATATAATATGGAATGTTCTAAAAATTTATCATTTGAGGAATGTGAGTTAGCTATATTACGTATGAATGCAGACAAGATTGAAAAAGAACAGGGAAAATTATTAGTAGAATCTTCTGAAACAAAAAAAATTATAAAATTAGTAGAATCATTTATTAAACAAAAAAAATTAATTATTTATGGAGGCACTGCAATCAATAATATATTACCTGAAAGTGACCAATTTTATAATTATGGGTATGAATTACCCGATTATGATTTTTTTAGTAAAGATGCATTAGATAATGCAAAAGAACTGGCCGACATATGTGTAAAAGAAGGATTTACTAATGTAGAAGCAAAGGCGGGTGTACACCACGGAACTTATAAAGTATTTGTAAATAATCTTGGTATTGCTGATATAACTTATCTGCATCCAGAAATATTTGAATGTTTACAAAAAGATCTTATTCGTATCAAGGGATTATTGTATGCCCCAGCAAATTTTTTGAGACAAAGTATGTATTTGGAATTATCCAGACCCAAGGGAGATGTTTCACGATGGGAAAAAGTATTAAAACGTCTTACTTTATTAAATAAATATTATCCTTTAAAATTAAAACCGTGTAAATCATTTCAACGTAAAATGGAAACAACCCAACTTGATCAAAAAAAAATATTTGCTATCGTAAAAAAATGTTTTATAGATGAAAAACTTGTTTTTATTGGTGGATATGCAAATGCTCTTTATGCACAATATTTGCCGAATCATAAAATAGAGGATTTGCCAGATTTTGATGTGTTATCTGAAGATCCTGTAAAAACTTGCGATACCGTAAAAAATAAATTAGAAAAAGAAGGACTAAAAGTAAAAATAAATAAATATCCGGAAATTGGTGAATTAATTAGCGAACATTATTCAATACAAATTGATGAAGAGTACATTGCGTTTGTTTATAAACCAACTGCATGCCATAGTTATAATGAAATAAAATTAGGTAAAAATAAAGAACCCGTAAGAATAGGCACCATTGATACATTATTAAGTTTTTACATGGCATTTATGTATGCAGATCGAGAATATTATGATATAAACAGGTTATTATGTTTGTCTACAATGTTATTCAATGTACAACAACGATACAGATTAAAACAAAGTGGATTATTGAAAAGGTTTAGTATGGAATGTTATGGTAATCATGTTACTTTATCTGACATTCGAGATATAAAATTAGAAAAACGAAATAAAATAAATTTCAAGAGTAAAGAATACGAAGAATGGTTTTTAAATTATAATCCATTAAAGAAAACTAAAAGCAAAAGCAAAAGTAAAAAACAAAAGAAAAAGCAAACTAAAAAGCAAAAGTAAACTAAAAAGCAAAAGCAAAAGCAAAAGTAAAAAACAAAAGCAAACTAAAAAACAAAAGAAAAAGTAAAAGTAAAAAGAAAAAGCAAAAGCAAAACTAAAAACAAAAAAATTGATAATTAAATATAATACCAAAATAGATAATAATGGCTACTGCAACAAATGATCTTTCGCAATATGTTATGCGTAATGAGCATGACCACGTACTATTAAACCCGGATACTTATGTTGGATCGGTTGAAAATGTAGAAACAGACAATTGGGTATTTAAAGATGGAAAAATTCAAACTCAAACGATTCAATACAATCCTGCACTATTGAAATTATTTGACGAATTAATTGTCAACGCAAATGATCACCACATTCGTACTAAATCTGGAGAAAATCCTGTTACTCATATTCAAATTACAATTGAAAATGGAACCATTACAATTACAAACGATGGTGAAGGAATCGATGTTGCAGAACATCCAGAACACAAAATGTATATTCCTCAACTTATATTTGCTACATTAAGAACTTCGAGAAACTTCAATACGGAAGAAAAACGAATTGTCGGAGGAAAAAATGGATTTGGAGTTAAACTTGTATTTATTTGGTCTACTTTTGCAAGTATTGAATGCGTTGATTCTGTACGACAACTTAAGTACACTCAATCATTTGAAGATAATTTGAAAAAAATACATAAACCAGTTATTAAACCGTGTAAAAAGAAATCGTATACGACAATTACATTTCGGCCAGATTATGCACGTCTTAAATTGGCCGGATTGGAACCTACCATGCTATCTTTAATTGAACGCCGTATTTACGATATTGCATCAATTACAGATAAATCTGTAAAAGTAAGTTATAACGGATCTATTGTACCTGTAAAATCACTTGTTCAATATGTAGATTTATTTGTTGGATCTAAGACAGAGATACCTCGATCCCATTTTAGTTGCGAACGATGGGAAATTGTTGTATGTAATTCCCCAAATGAAGAATTTGTATCCATGTCTTATGTTAACGGTATTCATACGGGTAAAGGCGGTACTCACGTAAATTACATTCTAAATCAGTTACTTAAAAAACTTATACTATACATCAAACAAAAAAAGAAGGTAGATGTAAAATCAACTACGTTGAAAGAACACATCATGCTATTTATTCAGTGTTCTATTGAAAATCCAAGCTTTGATAGTCAAACAAAAGATTATTTGAATACGCCGAGCTCATCGTTTGGTTCCAGTTGTGAATTATCTGATAAATTTGTTGAAGAAGTTGCTAAGAAAGGTTTGATGGAACTTGCTTTAACCATTACAAAAAGTAAAGAAATGACATCGGCGAAAAAGTCAAGTGACGGAAGTAAAGTAAGAAAAATTGTTGGTATTCCAAAATTGATTGATGCCAATTTTGCTGGTACAGCAAAGTCTGGTAAATGTACCCTTATCTTATGTGAAGGAGATTCAGCTCGCTCTGCAATCTTATCTGGATTTACATCCGAAGATCGTAATGAATTCGGCGTATATCCTTTGCGAGGTAAATTGCTCAATGTTCGGGATGAATCGATAACCACAATCAGTAACAATAAAGAAATTAAAGAATTGATGACTATTTTAGGTTTGAAATATGGAAAAGATTATACAAAAGATAATATTAATGAATTGCGATATGCACATGTATTGTTTATGACAGATCAAGATTTAGATGGAAGTCACATTAAGGCATTGATTATTAATTTATTTGCCTGTTTATGGCCAACTCTTCTACAATACCCCGATTTTATTGGATTCATGAATACTCCCATTATTAAAGCAACCAAAGGAAAAATACAACAATGTTTTTACAATGAATATCAATATACAGTTTGGAAAGAATCAAATCCAAAAGGTTTTGATGTAAAATTTTACAAGGGATTAGGAACAAGTTCTGCAAATGAATTTAAACAATATTTCAAAGATAAGAAGATTGTAAATTTTACTACTACACATGAATGTATTGGTCAATTAGATATGGTATTCAATAAAAAAAGAGCAAATGATCGTAAAGCATGGTTGGAACAGTATACCCCGCAACATTTGAATACAGACGTACAAAATATTTCGTATACCGAATTGATTAACAAAGAAGTGATTAAATTTTCAAAATATGATTGTGATCGATCGATTCCAAATGTAATGGACGGATTTAAAATTAGTCAACGTAAAATCTTTTACTGTGCATTACTCAAACCTCTTACAAATGAAATCAAAGTTGCCCAGTTTAGTGGATACGTTTCTGAAAAATCGGCATATCATCATGGTGAAGCAAGTTTGAATGGTGCAATTGTAAATATGGCTCAAAACTTTGTAGGATCAAATAATATTAATTTATTGAAACCAAATGGTCAATTTGGAACACGACTACAGGGTGGAAAAGATAGCGCAAGTGAAAGGTATATCTTTACCCAACTTAGTAAATGTACTCGATACCTCTTTCGTAAAGAAGATGACAATGTATTGGAATACTTAGTAGATGATGGAACCAGTATTGAACCGGCAATGTATTATCCTATTATTCCTATGATTTTGGTAAATGGTTGTAATGGTATTGGTACTGGATTTAGTACCAAAATTCCTTGCTATAATCCAGTAGATTTGATTGATTATATTCGCCATTTGTTGCTATTTGAACCAACCCAAACAAATATCAAACCATTCTATAGAGGTTTTAAAGGTAAGATCGATCAAGAAAAAGAAGATTGTGACGGAAAATATATCATACGTGGCGTGTATTCGGTAAAAGAATTGAATGTAACAATTACAGAACTTCCGATTGGAATGTGGACAGATACGTATAAACAATTCTTAGAAGATTCGATTGGAACTCTGATCAAAGATTATACGGATAAAAGTACAGATGTTGACATTCATATTGTAGTTACACTTTTAGCACCAAGTAAAAATATAGAAGCCGATTTGAAACTCACTACATCCATTACAACAACCAATATGCATTTAATTAATGCAAAGAATCAGTTGCGTAAATATAAAAATGTGTATGAAATTATTGAAGAATATGCAGAATTTCGTCTAGAATTGTATACAACTCGTAAGCAATATTTGTTGAAAGAATTAGATATTAAATTATTGGAAATTTCACACAAAGTTAAATATATTCATGCAGTATTGAAAGGAACTCTTGATTTACGGAACAAGAAACAAGATGAAATTACAAAAATGTTAGAGGCGATGGAATTAGTGCAGAGAGATGGATCGTATCATTATCTTATCAAAATGCCGATGGATAGTGTTTCAGATGAAAATGTAAAAAAATTAGAAGGAGAATTGGCGCAATTAACAAAAGATAAAGAATTGATCGTTTCAACTACAGAAAGACAAATGTGGTTGAATGAACTGGAAGAACTAAAAAAGAATTTATAAATTAAAAACTACACTGGTTATACATACATACGTATACCATATAATTAACAAATGAATATATGAAAATGTTAAATCATAAAAAGGTTGTATAAATTGTCCGCATATTTGTAATACACAAATAGTATATATTTCAATAGACGGTTTAATATATATAGTTACAATAGCATCTAATAGAAACGATGGCATAGATGAAGTTATATAATCATCTGGTATAGTATTATAAATATATAGTATGTTTAATATATGTACAGTTGCCAAAATATACCAATAATCACATATAGTATACATATAACTTACTTCAAATAAATGTATAGCTGTAATATCATATAATATCCATTTAGGTATTTTAGGTGTTATACTATTATGATTATTTTTTATATCTTGATGATAAAGATAACTAGTTAATGCTAGAAAACAACAAGTTATTTGACCATAAACATAATTAGGATATACAGTATATACTGTGATACAACTATTAATTGCCATTGTATAGGAACAAATTTGATGCTGTAACGGTTTTAAATTATATGGTTTCAAAAATATTTTTCCTAATTTTTTTGTCAAAAGCGTAAACCAGTACAAATTTAATGTGTATAATATAATAAGTGGAATATAATGTACATATAAAAGCTTATATTCTTGAAACATATAGTACCAATCATAAATTCTATATTTAACAAATGTTATATAAAATAAAAGCTGTAATGGTGTTTTAAATTTGGAATTAGTAAATGGTATTACATTCATTATTATAGTAGATATTTCTACTCTACCAACTGTAGTAAATACTTCATCTGGATATGGCCAAATATAACAAATTATTATACCTGATATAGTCGTGGTATGATGTATAATATATTCATAATTTACATCATTACAAATAGCATCATAAGCAAAATACGATATTATTCCTATGTATGATAATGGTCTATATACATGATATGTATAACATGTTTCTACTATCATATTTGTTGCAGTAATGATACTTAATATGTTTTGTAACATGTAATTATTGTAAAGATTGTTTTAATATAGTTTGTAATATAGTTTGTAATAAAAACTTATTTAAAAGTATATAATTGGCAACAGTATGAATTATACAAAACAAAATGATTTATTATTAGATAAATTAAAAACATATTATGAATCCAACCATTATAAAAACTTGGACCGAATCCTTAAAATTTTAAACGGAGATTCTATTATTTCTCTACGAATTTTGGATTGGTTTGTAACTAACTATGCAAAAAAGAATTATATTGTTTATACATTGAGTAGTGGTACACGATTCAAAGTCTATAATGATTACAAATTAAAGTTGAAAGCTTATTCTAAGAAACGATTTGATCCTTTCTGCAGATGGGAGAAAATAACCATTCCTTATAAGAATAATACGTTGATTCAGACAACAATTGGTCAATTAAATTTTTTCAAATGGGTTTTGGAAAATGAGATTATTGAATATATAGAATTGGAATATACCAAAATAGAGCATGATATGAATATTCGAAATAGTACGTCAAAAAAAAAGCCGGCGGAGCACAAGACTCGTAAGACCAGGCATGAATTGTCGCCCTCTGCAATCAAAAACATTCAAAAAGAATTTATACAGATTTCATTGACGTTTGATTAAAATTGAAATGATAATAATA